GCCCCCGCGAGGGGGCTCCCGAGCTGAAAGGCTCGTTTTGGACATCTCACACATGTTCAGAGGCCTGGGGGCGGGTTCCAATCCGCCCCCTTAAAGTCAGGTAAGTACTGCAATCTCTGCAGTGCTGACTTGGCTACCCGAAGAAAGGACAGATATCATGGAGCGTATCACGTATATTCAGCCTCGGCGGTTGCCTTACGGCGATTCTTACCGAGACACGTGGACGCTTTACGATTCTGCGCTCTTGATGAGTCAGAATCACCCTCGTAAAAACGGGGTGTTTCTAAGTGGTGGGCCATTTTATATGTCCAGGATGGAGAAAGGGTTCACACCCGTGATCCTAGACTGGCGTGTAAGTGGGAAGAATACAAAATATAGTGCCTACGTAGGCCCTAATATGGAGATTCGTCCTACACTCACCACTTCGAGTTCTCTCGAGACCAAGAGACTAAGCGACATGACAGCGTCATTGCCGTTCGGTACTCAAGGCTGGAAAAGGACTCGGCCCGGCAACCCCGTTGCTAACGTTTCCACCTTCATTGGTGAAGCGCGCGAATGGGTTCCAAGTCTGCCGCGTCGTTTATATGATGCGGTCAGTTCGCTTCTTGCGAAGAAACAAGCAGCTAAACGTCAAGAAGGCTTTAGAGGCCTTGGCGACGCGTGGCTGAATGTTCACTTTGGATGGCTACCTCTCCTCCGTGATATCCGTGAGATGTATGAGCTGTATCAGACGCTTGATAAGCGTCTAGCTCAGATCGTGCGGGATAACGGGAAGGGTATCCGTCGCCGGACAACTCTTCGAGACTCTACAACGACGACTGTTGAGCAAGACACCTCGACCACCTCCATCTTCGGAGGGTGGTGGGCTGGTACACCTGGCTTCAGCACAGGGTCTTCCCGAGTAATTAGGAAGACAACGGTGAAGGACAAGATATGGTATTCGGCGAGATACCGATACTATATCCCCGACATCGGTTCGTCGGAGTGGACTAGGAGGGCAACCCGTGCACTGTATGGCGTCAACGTGACGCCAGAAGTGATATGGAATTTGCTCCCCTGGAGCTGGTTGTCTGACTGGTTTGTGAACATTGGAGATATTCTCTCCAATGCGTCATCGAATGCGGTCGATAATCTGACTGCGGACTATGCTTTCGTGATGCGTACTCAGGAAACTGAGACGCTTTACGAGGGGTGGTGTACTGTTAATGGGGCCGGAAAACCTTCCGACTCCTTGTACATTCCACCTGGCATTCACTCTTCTATCGGGTACAATCGTACTACGGTGAAGAGTAGATTCGCAGCCTCTCCCTTCGGGTTCGGTACCACGTTTAGCGGGCTATCGCCCTACCAGACTGGTATCGTCGCTGCCCTCGGCATTAGTCGATGGGACTAACTTTAACCTTAACGTTTCGGAACCAACATGTTTGCTGATCCTCAATCCGTCACTGTCAACGCCGTAGCTCAACCTCTTCCTGCAACTGCAAGGAATGGGAATTCATCCGAGTATACGAAAGACGACGGTAGCTATAAACTGACCGTTGGTCACCAGTATGGTAACCGCCATCGATTCACTGTTCGCTTAGATGCGAACAAGATCGCTGCGGATCCCCTTGCTAGTGCCAATAATCAGCGCTATTCGTCTTCTGTCTATCTCGTGATGGATAAACCCGTTGTTGGCTACACTAATGCGGAAATTCGCGACATTGCTAGCGCACTCACTGCGTGGGCAACGTCTGCGAACCTGCTTAAGGTGTTGGGTGGTGAGACCTAATGGTACAAAGCGTAAGCTCTGTATTTGCCGATCTCTCCACGACCACGATGACCACTATTTGCACTATGACTGAAGTCGTATGCATTTATTGGTCGTCTTGGTTCAGTCTGATGGCCTGAGGAACAGTCTATGACTGGTCAGCAAGCCGTGGACCGATCGTCCTCTAACAGGAGGCGTCGTGAAAAGCCTAGTTTGGCTCTCGGAACAGGTACTGCAGGATTGCAGCACCAGGTGTGGTGTCGATATCCAGCGCGACTTAGAAACGTTGCGCTGGCGAGTTGAGAAAGAAGGTGACAGTTTTCTTACTATCACTCTTCCGGCTTATTGCAAGGGCTTTGAAAGCGCTCTTGCGACAGGCCGCCTGGAGCCTTCGTCTTTTCCGGCATGCCGGTTTCGACGTGGTCTCCCCGTATTCCTACGGGGTTTCCTCTCTAGGATATTCAACTCTGATCGTCGGTTGCGTGAAGACGCATGCCCAGACTGCATATCTTCTGTGCGACAGATTACTCTGCTGCATAAGAAGGTTCTTCTGCCCTGCACAAAAAAGCGGGAGCGGAAGGCTGAGCAAGCGTTCGTAGCGTGTGAGCAGGAGCTCTCGAAGCTAGAGATAGATGGTGCCTTCTTGATTGATTTTGAGAAGGTATCATCAATCGTCATGTCTGACGTGCTTCGTTCGGTGCCGAAAGGCGATCCTTACGAAGATCTCAAGCCTCGCCACGGTCCTGGTTCTACCCAGGAGAGGATACTTGGTAATGCCAAGTATAAACTCAAATCGTGGCATCATCGTTTAGAGGAGTACTTTCCGTTTACTGAATATGGTATCGCATCACTGCGGAACCTCAGTGCGGATCCTTCTTTGCTCGATGATGTGAAGTTTCTCGAACCTAAGGAAGAGCCGCCCGTCAGGGTGGTTTTCGTTCCTAAGACTCTGAAGTCACCTCGTGTCATTGCGATAGAACCTGTGTGTATGCAGTATACACAACAGGCGCTTCTCACATGGCTGGTACCGCTCGTTGAGAACGGTGCCTTCACTGGCGGTCGGGTTAACTTTACCGATCAGACAGTGAATCAACGCCTTGCTAGTCAAGCTTCGAAAGATGGTCGCTTAGCGACCCTCGATCTGAGCGAGGCTAGTGACAGAGTTCATCAGAACCTGGTTCGCTCGATGCTCAAAGTAGCCCCTATCCTCTCGGATATGGTCTTTGCGTGTCGGTCGTCTAGGGCGAAACTCCCAAGTAAGCTTACGCTGACCTTGGAAAAGTTCGCGTCTATGGGTTCAGCACTTTGCTTTCCGATGGAGGCTTTGGTGTTTTTCAACGCCATAGTTGCTCATCGAATTCGGAGTGCTCAACTTCCGATCACTTCCGCGAATGTGTTAAAATATTCGCGGGATGTTTACGTTTACGGAGATGATATCATTGTCCCCGTAGACGAGGCACCTTCGATTTGCACTACCTTGGGGCTGATAGGCCTTAAGGTAAACACCGCTAAGTCTTTCTGGACTGGAAAGTTCAGAGAGTCTTGCGGGATGGATGCATATGACGGCATAGACGTAACACCTGTCTATTGTCGCCGTGTTCATCCAGTAAATCGACGGTCTCATAGAGAGATAGTGTCGTGGATCGAGATGGCCAACAACTTCTATAGAAGAGGTATGTGGCACACCGCGAAGGAAATCCGTTCCTCCATCGAGAAATTGATGAAGATGGAAATCCCAGTCCTTAGCGATACTTCTCCCGGAGTCGGATGGACAAGCTACAGCAAGCTTGTGTCATTCGATCGCTGGAACGATCAACTGCAACGCTTTGAAACCAGAGCGTTGACAGTCGTCTCAGCGAAGACAGAAGATCCCCTTGATGGAGATCCTGCTCTCCTGAAGACCTTCCTGAATGCTGGGCGTGAGCTCAGCAAACTGGGAAGCCTCTTGGTACCAAAAGTCCAAGATGCAAAGGCCTTACTTGAGACTGCGAGGCGCGGAGCCCTTACACTGAAGCTCCGATGGGTCCCTGCTTACTAGTAAGTAGGGGTTGAGGCTTG